TTGGCTGCAAAACCTTTATAGCCCGCGCGTACTTGCTGGCTTGTTTGCGACCCCTGGCTTTGTTATGCACAGTGTGTTTCAATTCAACTACTAGTATATGTCTCACCCCATCGACAAGCCTCTCGAATACAAGATCTATCTCGCCAAATGATGTATCTATGAGAGCGACATCAGTCCCTCTATGTCCCATACTAATACCTGCTATGACTTCAACATATAGTCTACGATCATCATCCTCAGGTCCACTATGCGGTTCAAAATTGACATCAGACTTTGAATTCACTTCTTGATCATTATATTTGACATGCCAATTGGCAACCTGATCATAATAACTCTCGTCTAACATCACACACATGTGTTTAATATCCGCTTTCTCTGCAACTTGAAGCATTTCACTTCTTCTAAACTCATATGTTTCATCTCCATGATTGAACCACTCACGGAGAGCACCATCTATGTTTTGAGCGCAAGCCTGCTCAGGGGTCAATGGGGCCCCCTTTGGTCGTAAATAACAATGTAAGGATTTGAAGATTGACTTTTCCAAGAGTGCTCCAACATAACAACCAAGCTTTTCGTGGTAAACACTAGTGCGCTTGAGAAATTCAAATTCATTGGGTTTAAGATAAGCCTGTAATTCACTCTCTTTGTCTGGCATTGTGTACACCTGTCCATAACTGGCTAGGAATTCCGAGCACCCTTTGATATTAAAAGATGGGTACTTTGGCGACACACTACCAATATTGTCATCACCATAAGTCATAATGTGAACGGCCTTACGAAAGGAATGTTCACTAGGATACTCAGTGTAGAAATAATTTCTCAAATTTAAACTTCCACAAATCCCATTCAGGATGACTGTCAGCGAATTTCCACTAATATGTGTACCTGTTTGCAGTCCGATCAAATCACCGTTTACTGCTACTAAAGAATACACAATATCACCAGCCATAGCTTGCATAACCGCTATATCTTCATCGGTATAGTTACACTCACGTGCCAAATCACACAGAATACGTAATGCCGCAAGTAATAATTGGCTGGGCATCTTTTGGTCATATTTGCCATAATCGCCTCCAAATAGGCGTTCTTGTCCATACTCTGTCGCAAACCTATAGAACTCATCCCACTCTGGTCCATGACAATTGAT